TAATAAATTGTTGTTGATAATAAGAGACGCGTAGTAGCCTGATATATCAATTTGCATATAAAGCCCTTCACCTACATATTTTTCTTTTGCAGCATGCAGACCACCAAAACCATACGTATGATCTAACCCTGCGAGTTTATAAGTAAGACTTTCTTTTTCTAGCGCTTCATACGCCACACCTTTATTGTAGTAAGCTTCAATATCTTCATAAAACTGAACAACATTGACTGGTAATTCCCACTTGCTGATACGCTCATCATCATAAATAATATTTAAACGTTTCTCGTCACTTTTGGGCTTAGCTTTTAATACTTCAGCTGCTAGATTCGCCTGTGTTTTTCTAACAGATGCAGCCGGCAGATTAAATTCTTTTACAATCTGGAATTTAGCTGAAAAGTAGTGTTCACGTTCTTCAAATAGTTGCTTTGTTATAAGTACATCGTTTTGACAATAACTAATTGTTAGTTCGATTTCCTTTTGCGTTAGAGGTCGGTTAATTGAAGAATCAACTGGTGTTTCAACTATGCCTAAACCTAAATTGGCCTGTGCTTCTTTTAAAGAGAGGCTTTTTAACTCTTGCATAACATCTAACGTAATAGGGTTTTGTAATGATAGATTAAACTTTTTACCACTGATGATTTTTTGAGAGGTTTCATATGGATCTATATCACGTAAAACAGAAGCCACGATCTTATCATCATAGTAGTAATTGTTGTAACCAACTAAGTAACTTACACTGGACAGGAAATGCGTTAACGCATCCCTGTCATTGTGTATTTTAGTTACAGTCCCTTCATCATCTATAAAAACAACTAACCAATCATGTTTAAACACTTTAAAATTATAAAAGGTAAACATGTGTCATCACCCTAAAATGGTGCTTCTTGCAATGCTTCCCAATTTTGAAAAGTACCTTTTTTGTTTGTTTTTAATTCGATCATGCACTGATTACCTACACCGGACTTTAACGTTTCAACAAGTACTTCTTCATCTTCGAAATCTTCAATGCTTAGATCAACGTCTAAAACAGTCGCTGTTTTCATCGCTCGTTTTAAATTAAGTTGCATCATTTTCTCGTTTGAGAAAAAGATATTACCAAAGTACTTTCTATTCTCATAACCTTCATTTAAAATTTCAAATTCGTGAGACAACCATTCCGTACCGTTGTCGTTTGGACCTTGCCACTTCACATCAATAAGAATGGCATCATATAAACCATCGGGTAGATTTTCGAAATCGCCACCTACTGCATCTTTCTTTGGATCAAAACCTTGTTCTAAAATCTCTGCCGCCATATCTTTTAAGTTCATCATTTATTTCTCCTTTTTAGTTAAAGTTTTTAGTTAAAATTTTTAGTTATAGTTTATATTGTTATTCAATTTACTTAGTCACGGGTCTTGGTGGTCTACGCTTTGGTGTATCTTTTTTTGGCTGCTCTTTTTTCATCATTATTAGGTTCATCGCTCTTTTCATCTTTCTCTACTTGTTCAGCCTGTTCACGTTCTCTTTGTTTAACTTTTTGCTCGGCTTCTTGTTGCTTTTCTTGTTGTTCAACAATCGCTTTTGCATCTTTAACAGATGTCTTCTTGCTCTTGTCATAAGCACCAATCACGGTATCTAATAAACTACGAATGGTTTCATCATCAACTTTATCGCGAGTATAATTTTTACGCTTGCTTTCTACCTTTCGAATATAGTTTTTTCCGACCTTACGGCAAAGGATAGTGTAATCTGAATTACCATTGACAATGTTCATCCACTTCATTTTTAAACTTGGTACCTGTCTCGATACATCATTCTCTTCGATAGTGATACTTCGAGAAATGTAGATGATGTTAACTTTCTTTTTCATGCTTAATTCTTTCAGTCGCATAATGAACACACGGACCATCATCTCAATCATGCTATGGCCTTTACCCCAACCGATATCTCCAACCGATTTCACATTGTGTTCTTCAGTTATTTCTTGTTCGAAAAGTGTGATGATGTCATCAATTGTATCGATAACAATCGTTTCAAAAGTGTGTTTGGTTCCTTGGAGCTCATCAATGATATCTGAAATTAAATCACTAGCACTTTTGGTAATATCACCTTTACTGTTTCTTTGGTGACTAATATTGATCGAGGGTGTTTCAATCATTTCTGCGTTGCCGTCTGTGTTAAGATTCAGCGGATTCGGAAACTCTTCGGAAAAATATGTTTTACCATTCATCGTTTCACCAAAAATGACAAAGTTACGTGGCGTTTCTTTCGATACTTTCTTTTTATTTTCTGGTAGTAGACCCATAATTAATTTGCCTCCTTGACTTTAAATTCAATATTTTCATTTCTCATGAACTCTTCCAAAGCATCCAGTTGCGACTCAGTACCAATGACTTCGTATAACTCAAAGTATGTTGGTTCGTCTTCGTCCGCTTCTTCGACAAGTATTTCCGTTTCTTTTTGCTTCTCTGCTTTTAATGCTTCAATACGTTTTTCTTCTTTCTCTTTATCAATCTGCTTTTGAATTTCATCCTGAGCATCATCAAGAATTTGTGTTTTGATTTCTTTTACATCCTTGTGATCAAGTAAGTGTATATAAGCCGCGCTTGTTAAATTCACACCATAACGATTATTTGCAATCTCTACAGTGCTCTCAATAACATCTTTGTCCGCTTCTTCTTTTTCACGCTTCATCACTAAGTGATCGGCAACAGTTTTTAATTCTTCTTCCACAGATTTCAAACTTTTACTTTTAGCAAGATAAGTATCCTCAATGATTAATTCATCAGCGATTTTTTTATCTAGACCGGCATCTACAAAACGGTCAATAATTTCTTGTATGTCTTTCCGTTTCTCTTCTTTTCGATTGTTCTCAAATACGTCATGCTGTTCAACTAAAGGATTGATCACTTCATCAAATTTTTTGTTTAGTTCTTTGCACTGCTTTTCAAATGCTGTCACAGGAGCTGTTAACTGTTTCTTCGTTTTTAACCGGTATTGATCAACGGCCTTTTTCCCTTTACGAAGCTCAGTAATTGTTTTCTTGCATTCTGCAGCATCATCTTCAGTGAATGTTAAACCCTCATATCGTTTTAGGTTTTCTTCAAGTGCTGCTTCTAGCTCTTTATAGTTGAACTCAACTTTCGCCGGTTCGAATTGTATTGTTTTCACTTGCAATTCATTCATGCCTTCATCTCCTTTTACTGTTCTGTTATAAAAATCATGTTCACTTGCACCAGGATGTGACTTTAGATATTCGCACCCTTCCCAAAACTCTTTGATTGCAGTTAACATGTCTTTGATAAAATCATTATCGCGCGGCACCTGTTTGATTTTTAATCTTTCACTATCAAATTCAGCATCAAAATCTTTTGGCCTTTCGTAAAGCGCCAACCAACCTTCATTACAATTAAATTGGTACATGTACAATTGCATTTGTGCTTTGTAAGCTTCAATTGTGGGTGTCTTACCGTGTGTTTTTATCTCAAGTATCAATTGTTCATTTGAGTCATAACCATCTGTATTGCTTCGTAAATCGCCTTGAATGCGGGTATCTTCTTTAAATTCAGTTCCATGCACGAGGTTCACATATTCGCGTATCTGTGGCTCCATGATATTTCCGTATTCGGTATACTCATTGCCTTTAAATTCAGACTTAACTATCCCTGTTTTTTCAAGAGCCAGTTCGTACATTGACTTGAATTTGTTTAGTCCTAGAATTGTAGACACGTCTGAACCACCGATATATTTATGTCGGTTTTCTGTTACGTTTGGTCCTGCTTGTGTTGTGATACTCATACACCAAACTCCTTCCTGAACAAATCTTCCGTGAAGTCTTTCTTTTGCTTGAGTCGATCATAGATGTCTTTTTCTATCGTTCCTTTTGTGATGTAGCGATACACCGTCACCTTTTTTTCTTGGCCATTCCGGTAAGCTCGACCAAGCGCTTGTTCATAGTCTTGATAGCTGTACGTTGGTGTATAGAAAACAACCAAATTAGCATATTGAAGTTCTATCCCTGCGCTACCAGCCATATATTGTACAAGCGTTACGCTGTTATTTAATGCGTTCCAGGTATCCTTTTTTGGTAGATTAGTAGTTTGACCACTCACTTCGAAAATAGTTTTCTTCAATTTTTTCATTATCTTTTTAAGTTGTTCTTTTTCTTCCTGGTAATAGTAGAAGAAGATAATGTTTTCGCTTGTTCCTTCTGCCAACATTTCAGCATACTTCAGCTTGTCCGATTGATTGGCGTGGAACCTTAAACCATGTTGTAATTTGGGTAACGTATCAAACGCTTCTAATTCACCATTAATCTCAAGCACGCGATCTTTTTTTAGTTTTTTATACGCTGCGCTACTCTTGAATTGCACATCTTCAAAAATTAACGGTGGTAAATCTAACGCTTCATCTTTTGATAGTTTGATAGAAAATGACTCAAATCGTTTTTTTAATTCTTTTTCTTTATTCCAACCAATTACTCTTTCCATCTGCCTTCCACCGTACATGACAGGTTTACCAGCTCGATATAAAGGCTCTTTTATTGCGTATTCTTTTTCAAATTGCGTTTTATTCTTTTCATAGCCGAACATGATGAAGTAGTTGATTGTATCTCCCCAACCATTACTCGCAGGTGTAGCTGACAATAAAAGAAAATGCGTACTGTTCAAAGCCAAAAACTTACCCGCTTTTCCGCGTTGCGAAGTCGACATTTTAATATAATGACACTCGTCAAATACAACAAAGTAACCTTTGTATTCTTTCCAACGTTTAGCCAACACCCCATAAGACAACAAATCATAGTTGACTTCTATGCCATGCTTTTGGGACACGAGAGCCATATCGCGATCCCAACCACCCTCTTTAATTTTTTGTGGAGGGGCTACAATAAGTAATGGTTCACCTTTTGTATGTCTCAGATAGTGATAGATGGCCATGATCGTTTTCCCTGTACCTGTGTCAGCCGCAATGATGTAATCTTTATCTATGTTGTTAAGTAATTCTTTCTGGTAGTCATATAAGATTGTTTGTTTCAAAATAGCGCTTCGTCTCTTCAAGGGATCTACTAACAAAAGCTAATCCACCTGCCTCACTAATTGCATTAATATGATACTTTTGCAATTCACTTATTTTTCCGCCTTCAGGACGTTTTACTTCAATCGCTATAAACTTACCTTTTACACATGCAATAATGTCCGGTGTTCCCGCTTTAGAAAACATGGATCCATGCGTTTTTATATGCCAGGCACCAATACTATCTAAGTAGCGCTTGATCTGATTCTCAATTCGTTTCTCTGGACCTTGTGCCATTACGAACGACCACCAAAGATTAATTCGATATCTGACTTCTTGGCCTTTCTAGCATTAAGTTTCTGTGCTTGATCCTCATAATAGTAACCACTTAACTTTTGCGACGTGATTCTATTTCCTTCGACTAATTCAGCCACACCGACAAGATCAAGTTCTTTTTGCGGAACATTCAAATCATTAGATAGTGCTGATTTATCAAATTTTGTAGTTCTAGCTAACTTAACGGTAAGGATATATGAAACATTCTCTTTATAAGCAATGACATTGCCATGTTTTAAGATATGTTTGATAATCTTTTCGGTCTTCGTATCGATAGTCTCTTTCAATCGAGCACGCTGTGTTTTTAAATCTTCTATTTCTTGATATAAACCATTAATTTCGGATTGCTTTAAATGTGTTTGAACGTTAATATCCATTTCTAAATAATCCCCTTCCATTTTGTGATATACTAAGTGTGTGAATTTGTTTTGAGACTCGTGTTGGTAGCGCGAGTCTTATTCATTTCTACAGAAAATTAATGCGTCTTCACCTCCCTTCATAATTAAAACCAATCCTTACGGTTTTGAAGCATTTGATCAGTAATCTCATGGCCGTTAATTTGTCTTAATAGTCGTTTCATTTGGTCAGTGTTAATTTTCTTTTGGTTCAATTTTTGTATTTCTTTTAGATAGTGAGTAATCTTTAAACCACACAAACGCGCGTCGTTGTTTTTACCTTCCATTGCTAAATTTATTGCTTGTAGTGAGTTGCCATGGACCGCAGCAATTAACTCACTTAGTTCATTATGATCTGACTTTAGAAAATGTTTTTCTATGCACATTTTGTTCCGCCTTTCTAGCTAATAATTCATAAGCTCGTTTTGTTCTATCGTTTAGAGGTACCACATAACCATCAATGCTATCCCTTACCGTTCCGTCAGCCATAACATGCTTAATTTTAATCATTTATTTCCCCCTCCTTCTAAGTCCAACGCTCATTTGTAATAGTTTTATATAGTGACCAAATATCGGGGAACGCAATCTTAAATGCCTCGATACGCAAATGACCACGTCTTGGAATATCAAATGCCGATTCCATATCAGTTAACAATCCATCCAGCCTATCTCCTCTAATCTTTCTATTTTGACAAGCTTTAATCTCAGTAAAGCGCTCTTGTAACGCTTCTAAGTTCTTTTTATCCTCTTCACGCATGCTCATTACTCCCTTTACGTTTTATTTTTGTGTATAGTCCTGCATAAGCTGGCCAACCGATATCGTCTTTCTCTGTCAGAAGTGTTTCATAACTGGGTTTCTCGAATTTATTACAGTTAAAAACTTCAATGGTATAATCACGTGGAATATCTACAATGACGTTATCTGTTTTACGTTGTAATTTAAGTGTGCTTGATCCGTCAATAATTAGATGACCAACTTCGTAATGATCTGCTCTGTCAATTAAATCTTGATAACGATTCATAGTTACCAGCTCCTTTTAGTAATTAAGCTGTGCCTTCTAACCATCTTTCGATTCTGTCTATATCAAAAATGATTTTCGACCCAACGCGAACATGAGGAATCTTTTCTTCTTTTACCAACCTATAAATGAATGATTTGGATAATGGACAGCCTGTTTCTTCTAAATACTGAATTAAACCGTTTATATCTGCCCTTTTCATACAGCTAGCTCCCTTCTATATTTTTAGTATTTTACGAATATGCTTCACATGTTCTTGAGCTTTAGGACCAGTACGCTTACCGTTCAAAATATCTGATAAGTATGGTCCGGAAATACCTAGTAATTTTGCTAATTCAGCATGGTTCATCTTTCTCTTATATAACTCGTTGCGTACTCGAATACTTAAATCTTCTGACATTGGTTCTTCACTCCTTTCTTAAATCATCTAGAGATACTTCTAACGCATCCGCGATTTTGCAGAGCTTCTTAAAGGTCGGATTCGCTTCACTATTATTAACGATATTATTTAGCGTAGAATCATAAAGACCTGTCAGTTTAGATAATTGATAGATTGATAAATTTTGTTCTTCCAGTAGTTCTTTAATCCTTAACATTCATATACTCCCCTTTTACAACTCAATACATTGTGTTAAAATATTGTTAAATACTGTATAAGGAGGTGGAAATATGTCTGATTACTATTATTTCAATATCAATGTTGATAGAAATGGTAAGCATGAAGTCCATAGCGAGAATTGTTCTTACTTACCAAATACAGCTAATCGAAAGTACATTGGGTTAGTTAGTGATTGTAAACAAGCAATGATAAAAGCTAAAGCTGACAATCCTTCAAAAGAATTTGATGGCTGTTACTACTGTTGTAATGCTTGTCATACAGGATAACTCCCCCGCCTTTTGGCGGGTTTTTATTTAATAATTGCATCAGTGTAGTAAAGTTTTTTTATTAACTCAATCGTTTCATCAAGTTCTTTTTGCGATACTTGATTCTCCCTGATCTTTTCGATTAAAAAATTAACTATTTCTTTCTCTAATTGATCATTCATTTTATCCCCCCCCTCCTTTCACTTCTATAATTAGCTAATTAATTAGCGAATATTATTGACTTATACTAATATATATATTAGTATATAGACATAGCGAAATAAGACTTTCAAAAGCCTGATTCAATGCAGTTAATTAGCTCCCCAGCGTTTATATGCATGTTGTTAGGTTCTATTAAATTCACCTTTATTCGCTAACCAATTAGCTTACTTACACTTTACTAAAATATTTATTAGTTGTCAACAGTTTAACTAAAATATATTTTAGTTTGGTAGTAAGGACGAAAGGAAACGTTGATATGAGTACACTTGATCGTGTAAAAAAATTATGTAAGTCTAGAGGGATATCGGTTGCTAGGTTAGAGGAAGAATTAAGTATTCCTAAAAATACCATTTATCAATGGAAGAGAATTTCTCCTAGTTTGGATAAAATTCAAGCAATAGCAGATTACTTTAACGTATCTACTGACTATTTACTTGGTCGCACAGACAACAAGCACCTAGACGAACCTAATACTATCGCCGCTCACATGGATGACGATCTAACTGAAGAAGAAATAGCAGATATTAAAGAATATATCGAGTTTATTAAATCAAAGCGTAAGTGAGGTGTTCTGATGACGTATGAAGCATTATTGGGTAAACACCCTCATGTTACTATTCGAGAAGTATCCAACATGCCTAGAGGATTATCTGGCTTATATTATGATGATGTAGTTCTGTTGGATAAAAGTAAATCCAGTATTGAAAAGCACTCTATTTTGGCAGAGGAATTAGGGCACCATTACACAACAACAGGCAACATCATTGATCAAACAAAACTTAATAACAGAAGACAAGAAAGGCGAGCAAGATCATGGGGATATGAAAATATCGTAACACTAGATAAAATTGTGCAGGCCCATAAAAATTTGATACATAACAAATTTGAACTTGCGGAATATTTATCTATAACCGAGGATTTTCTTGAAGAGGCTATTGATAGGTTGATTGAGAAGCATGGGTTATTTGCAAAGCACCATCAATATACCATCTGTTTTGAACCGCTAGGAGTTTTCGAGTGGTTTGAATATAAAAATTTTTAACCGATAAACGAACAAACGTTCGTAAAAGAAGGAGGAATAACATGCCTAGTTACGAAAAAATCAGTAAAGGAAAGTACAAGCTTACTGTAGAACTCGGCTATGTAGGCAAAAAAAGAAAGCGCAAGAAGAGAACCGTTTCAGCTAAGAATGACACGGAAGCAAGAAAGCAATTAGTATTGTTTGAAGCAGAAGTATTATCTAATCAGCTAATTGATGAGTCTAAGATGACTGTCGAGGGATTTTATAATCAATGGTTAGAAAAGTATGCGAGCGACCACTACGGTGCTAGAACGCTACACGATACTAAAAAGATTATTACTAATCGATTGTTGCCTGATTATGGCGAAGCAAGGATAAAAGATATCAAGACAATTCACATGGTACACTTTTTTGACGATTTAAAGAAGAATGGGAAGCGTTTAGATGGCAAGCAAGGTAATTTATCATCAAGCAGTTTAAAGAACATCTACAAGGCTATAAACGCTTTATTTAAAGTTGCTGAAGAATGGGAGTTAATCGATAGTAATCCTTGTGAAAAAGTAAAGATGCCTACCGTAAAACATAAGAAGTCAGAAGTATTTAGTGTAGAAGAATCGAAGAAATTATTTAACTTGCTCAAGGATGAAAATTTAATATGGCAATTAATTGTGCAATTAGCTGCTGTTTCGGGTGCTCGCCAAGGTGAAATAGCTGCATTAGAAGGCAAACATTTAGATTTTAAAAATAACGTTATACTAATAGAGCAATCTCTCGTTAACAACGCATCAATCGGATTGCAATTAAAATCTACTAAAACAGAACGTACAAGAAAAATATCCATTCCGGACGATCTAATGAAGGCCCTGAAAAAATTACGCGCAACCAAATTAGAACAACAGATGGAAATGCAAAATCTTTGGGAGTGGCCAGATCATCTCTTTTTATTTTCCAATGAATTTGGTAAACCTATGAGGCCTGATTCGATTAGTCAGTGGTGGATAAGATTTACGAACAGCCAAAAATACAAGGCGTCTAAACTTAAAACAATACGATTTCACGATTTAAGACACACATCAGCTACTTTATTGATTGATAAGGGCGTTCATGCCAAAATCATTCAAGAGCGTTTAGGACACTCTAAAATAGGCACGACAATGGATATTTACGGGCACGTATTGCAAGATGCTGAAAAAAGTGCCGCTAATCATTTTAACGATTTATTCAAGAAAGCTTAA